TCAAGATGGGAGCATGCAACAATATCGCTAGAAAAAGCTGCCGTATATTTAAAAGTCTTCATACTCGCATGATTACACGCAAAATATGAAAATGACTAATTCTTACTGTGATATAGCAATGAAGCCTCGTATAATTTTACTTGATGATTTGCAGCAATATCATTAACTTCTTGCAGAACACCTAAAGATTCTATATTAGAAAAATCTTTCACGCATGACTTTGCAGCTTTGGTCCAATCTGCCTTTTCTGTTGATACTATAATACTTTCACAAAGAGAGTCAATTAACTGCTTTTTTTGTTTGCTTAGTCTTTTAACATTAAATTGTTTTTTGACTTCTGCAACTATCACCTTTCTTAAGTCTTCGACCTTATAGATAACAGCTTGTATTTCTTTTGTGCTATACTGCTCTTCAGTACTAGCTGCAGCTTCTTGCTTGATATCTGTTGTTCCAACGGGTCTGCCTGGAGCGTTTGGAGTTTTATTGATTCCTACATCGTCTCCTTCGTCTATTGCAGGAGGGATCATTGGTACTCCACCTACTAAAGGATTATAATAACCTTTTTCTCTTTCATTGATATACTTAGCTTGAGCGTCTTCTAAATCTCTGTTCTCAGGCATAACTCCAGTTTCAATAGCTCTTATGCCTTGTTCTGGGGTTAGAACTCCCAGCTCCATTAATCTAGTAACTACTCTCTGGAACTGAACCTCATTCTTTAAATCAATATCTTCAAACTTAGCAATAGGATAATCTCTAAATCCAAGCTGCTGGCATACTAATTTAATTTGAGGCTGTAGAAAATCATTTAAAAATGCATTTCTAGATTCTTTTAATCTTTCTAAAAATATTTTAGCCTTTACCTCTGTGTTAGAATACTTTTCATTACCAAGGATAATGTTTTGAAGTCCTTCCTTAATATCCTCATTAACTACTTTATATTTTTCAGACCCTAATACCTTATTCAAATCAGGCATCACAAAATCTGCCTTTGTCGTATAGTCTGACACTAATACTCTACCTACGCTTTCGTTTTGAAAGAGTGATTGCATTGCAGATAAATTTTGTGGATTGATACCACCCTTATCTGGCTCAGCGCCCATTGTAATTAGCAGAATAACGTTTTCTACAGTCTTAACAATTGCTTGGTCAATTTTCTTTAATTGTATTTTCCAATTTAAATCATCTAGCACAGGAAAGCCAAATGGCATTGCAAATGGTTCATAATCCTGCTTTTTATAAAAAGAATAAATTAATTTTTTAGCATCAAGTAAAACAAGCACTCCATCTTGAGTGAAAGCTCCATCTTTAATACTTTCTCTAGTTTCTCTTGGCAACGCATCAAATACTTGTTGGTCGTATTCTGTCTTAGGATCTCTTAAGGATTCTAGCTCGTACTCAGACAATAGCTTTGCATAATTTCCATACTGTCCACCACTCTTATCAAAAGTCAAGGCTCTTTTTGCTACAATATCGTAAGGGTTTAAAAAGGTATACATAATTGGAATTTTACCTTTTTCGATAAAATCTCCTTGTGCCCCGTATACAGTTTGCATTCTTTGTATGTCTGCACTGGAATATTTTCCATCAATTCTATACATGAATACATTTCCACTTCTATAGTACTCTCTGAAGTATTGGTCTTTAACTTGCCAAATTTTAATTTTCTCTAACCATTTGTAAATAAACTTTTTTACTTTTTCGTTTCCACCTTCAAGGTAAATGTCAGAATTAGAAAACTCAGACATTATGTCAATTGAGTTTCTGAATATAGCTATATTTGCATATGCTTTCTGACAGAGTTGTATTGCGTCCCTAATATCTACATGGCCATTTTTCTTATAAGCATAAGGAAGAATTCCTTCTGCAATATTAATAAACCTATCTAGAATTGGAGCTCTAGCTGCTAGATTATCTCTCCATTGTGTTGCTGCCGATCCTGAGTTACCTCTTGTGTAGCAAGCGGCGCTAGAAGTATAATATGGCTGACCCTCAAATCTAGGTTCCCATTTTTCATCGATTTTATATAGATCTTCTAGATTGGAAGTAGAAGCAGTACTCTCTTTTTTAAATTTATTCCAGTAGTTAGATTTCTTTGTATATTTTCTTGGCATGCAATATTATACACAAAAGTTGACAAAAGTTAAAAAGTTAACTTTGATAACTTTAAAAATCACCTAATAAACATTGGAGTAAATCCTTGGTAAACAGGTGCATCCTTGGCATTCATCATGTCATAATATATTTGCACCATCCAGTTTCCCAGTACTAAAGCCGAATAAGAGTCTTTTCTAGGTTTGCTTGGGCCAGTCTGCCTTTTTAAATTATCTGGCAGGTCAAAAGTTTGAGTTCCCTGTGGAGAAGTTTTAATTTGTATCAAAGCACATTCTGACTTTGTAAGGTTAATCATATCATGCTGATGCTCTAAAAAATCTATCATTCTCGCTCCCCTCTCCATATTCATAGAGCCATTGTCTGCAGTTTCAGGCAAATACTTTAAGCCTTCAATAGGTATACGTTTTTTTCTTTGGTTTTGGTAACTATCATTAATTGCTCGTGCAGCAAACCATATTCTCTTATGGTCAAAGTTTCTTTGTAGTAATTCGTTAGCTTGCCTAATCCAAGTAGAGCTAGGAGTTCTTAGGTAACAATTGTAGCCATCCTTGTATTGTTTTTTTGCTTCTCTTAATGATTCGTCATATTTCGTCAAGTCGTCAAACTTAACGTCCATAACATTAATCTTAAGCTTATCTTCTTTAAATAGCTGGCTTTCATTTACAGAGTTAATGAATTGGACTCCGCCATTATAGTCTCCGACAATAGCAACTATATTAAAGCTTTTAAGCAAATAATGAAAATAATTAATATGATCTTTTAGCTTAGCTCCAGGCAGTGCATAACTATGAATCAAAACGGAAGTATTATTTTCTTCATTCAGTTTTAATACTTGCATAGCGAAATCATCACTACTTTCAGTTTCAGCCCAACTGGGGTCAAATGCTAGAATGTATTTAGATCCATGATCCCCAGCAACCTCTATAGATGGATCATCTCCATCAGGAACAGTGCATTTAGCCATTGTTGAGGTCTTAAAATATCCACTACTGTCATCTGTAAATATCGCACCAAACTCTCGATCAAACTGAGACTGACTCATAGATGCCCTAGCCTGATTAATAAGGTTTTGATCATAAAGAGCTTTCGGCGCACAATCATAAGAGAAATGCATAATTACTCGCCTAGCATTTTCACCATAAGGATTATCTTCTTCTTTTAGATGGCCATGAATAAGATTCTCAAATTCTTGGTATAGCTTATACATATACTCAAACTTATAGGAAGCAGAAGACAAAGTAATCAATTTATTGTTTGGCCACTTGTGCCTATCTTCTTCTTTCATCTTCCCCTGTTCAATAAGCTTAGTTTCTAACTGGTATAATTCCTCTCGTTGAGTTGGGTTTTGAACAACAGACAAGAAAGGTACGATAACCTCGTTATATACTCTTTCAGGCATGAGTAAGAATTCGTCAATAATGATTCTATGAAAACGAAAACCACGAAGCTTCTCTCCGTCCCCTAAAGGAAGGGCATGGATTTTACTTTGACCAAATTCTAATGTCCATTGATCATTCTGTTTTGACTTGCGTGTTATACATTGAGAAAGGTACTTGGCTTCAGGTTTGGCAGCAATATCCTCTATCTTTCTAAAAATCATTTTAGCCTGCCTAAATGACTTAGATAAAATACCAATCTCAACCCCTTGATTAAGAATGGCGTCTAAATAAGCAAATATAGCCGTGGTGAACGATTTAGACATACCCCGTGACCACACACCTAAGAAATAGTCAGTCTTGAACATAGACTTAATAGCCATGTGTTGAAATGGAAATAACTTAACTCCACTTAATAGATCAACAGCAAATGTAGTATTCTCCCTTAAGAACTCATATAATAGAAGCTTAGCTTGCTTCTCTTCAATAAAGCCTTTGGTATTAGCTATACGTTCATTAACGTCTTCTTCCTCGTATTTTTGTATTCCTTCTTCCCAGCTCATTTCCACTTCCTTAGTTCTTCAGGATCCAAAAACCCTTCTTCATATGCATAATTTAAAT